ATCATCAGAATCACCATCATTATCAATATCATCATCTTCCTGTCCTACTGGATCTAATTCTTCTTCATCATGACCTTCATCCAAGTCATAATACCTATTAATAATATGCCCCATATCTTCATATAACGCTGACATTCTCTCTTGAAGTGATTTTGCTTCAGTAGAAATTTTGCTAAATTGACCTGAAAGCGTATTTAATTCTTTCATATTACGATTTACTGTAATTTTATCAAACCAATCTTCTGTTTCACTCAGTGCGTGTTGTCTTGATGTTTTTGCCAAATAAGAAAGAGTTTCAGCAACACTTTTTAAGTCATGTTCACCATAAATTGCATTACCTAACTTTGGAAACGTTTTCAGTGCTTCGTTAAATTTACCTGCATCAACTGTACGAGATTCTTCCTCATTTTCAATAAGACTCTTTAATTTAATATCAGACACCTTATCTTCCCTCGTTGGTTTAATTTTAGTTCTAAACATATCTAAATCGACCATTGCTGGTTGAGATACAAATCCACCAGCCATAATATGCTCTGCTAACTGTTTAAATTTTGTTTTCTTTTTAGCCATTACTTATCTCCGTAATAATTTATCTTATGAATACCGTTTAAATCCGCTTTTCACTTTATGCCATAATTGTTTAATAAAATCTCTTTCACCATAATGAGTTGCCTTCACAGGACCAGTTTGAATACCTCTTGATAAATCCATAGTATTATACCAATTATGTTTTACCCCATCCATCATCAACTTAATACATTGTTGAGATGCTTTTCCTAAAATCTTTGACATTTTTCTTAAATCATTCTCAACTGATTTTTTTGCCTCTGGTGAACTAAATGCTGGAAGTTCATTTAATTCGCCTTCCATTATACCTTTATATAGTGTTTTCATTTAATAAGTTCTTTTTTAATTGTCGTGTATTTCCAAGATTCTGATCCAATATTCTCTTTCATATAATTCTCTGCTTCTTTCTTTGAATTAAATACTGCTCTTAACCCACCATAAACGTGTTTTGGAACAGTTAGTACAAATTTATAATCAGATTCTTCAAAAACATCATTCTTTTCAAGAACAAAATCATTCCATTTACGCCAATTTAAATTCCCCCATCTACTCATTAGACACCTCTTAAAATATCATTAATTATAGACTCTGCTTTACAATATTCTCCACAAGTTCTACCTACTGTTATATCTTTTTCTACTGATTCATTCATAGGGTACATAAAAGCACCTTGTGTAGATGGATTAGAAACGAAGTCAAATGCTATCAATTCAAAATCTGGTTGCACTTCTTGTGTACCAGGATCAGATTCATCAGCTTCATCAACTGTTTCCACTGACCCCATTCCTCGAGAACTAATACCTAATTTAATACCTGCTTTGAATAATTCTGTCAAAATATTTCCTGCTGGTGTCCCTAATACTTCAACAGTGCCAACTAAATCATCATTATTCCAATGCATTTCAGTTATATTATGAGACACATTTTGTAAATTTACTACTGAACTTTCTGGATGATCTAATTCACCCATAGCTCTCTTTTCTTTAATAAAAGATTCTGTATATTTTTTAGCTTCCCTCATCAATACATCTTTGGGATAAACTCTACCATTCTGATTTTTAGCTTCTGCTCTCTGTAACACTCCTCGAACAACTAATCTTCCATGATTTTCCTTCATAGATTCATTAATTTGTTGTGCCGTTACTTCAAATGGTAAATAATCTACTATAAGTTGTTTCATTTATTTCATCCTCTTTACTAATGACATCATGTCTCTCATAAATGTTGTTACATTTTTCTGATATGATTTTATTAAATCGTCTGCTAATTTTCTATTCGGTATATCAGCACTCATCCTATCAGCTAACTCATACATATTCAAACGTAAACGACTCTCGCTTTTTTGAACACGTTTTTTAATTTTTTTCGCCTTTGCTATATCTTTTATATTTTCCGTAAATAAAAGATTCTTTAATTTTAACATTAGTATAATTGTCCAACTCTATTTGCTAATTTTACTAATCGCTCACTAACCCTTCTCATCGCCTTATGAGTGGTTTTCCAATATGACCTTGAATCTATATCCATTTCATTCTTTAATCTAACATTCATCTTAGTCAATTTATCAATTTCTGTAAGATGATCTCTAATCTCTCTCATAGAGCGACCAATTTTCTGTCTTGGAGTTAAAGTATCATCATTTCTGTACTCGTGATACTTACCTTCAGCAATTGAATATCCAGTTGAATTAGTAGCTACCTCTTTCTTTTTCTTTTTTCCAGATTTATCTTTTTTACTGAATGCAAATGGTGTATTATATGCACCTGCAGCACTACTAAAAGATGTTTCATTCAACTCATCCTCGTCCAACAATTCCTTTATTGTTTTACGAATGTAGGTTCTTAACTTTTCCTGTGACATTTTCCAATTCCTTAATAAGTTCATAATATCGCATCAAAGTAACAACTTTATTTTCTGTTGCCTCATTCCTTCCTGAAAATTTCCCTACCTGTTCAGTCACTTCTCTTAATTTTATACTTGTAATATCATCTTTTACAGTCGGTAATAATTTCTTCAACGTTCCTCTAATATTAATAACTTCACCATCTATAAATTCTGTTAAAGAATTTGTATTTGATACATTATTAATATATTTTCTTAAAACATTCTTTTGTGACTGACTTAATTTATTATATTTCTCGTTAAATTTTTCAACCATTAAAGTATACGCCAATAATTTTACATCCGTATCTTCACTATTATATTCTCTAATTAATTCACTCTTTTCTTCTGGCTTACTACGTTCAACAATTAATGACTCAACAACAAATTCTCTAGAATCTACAACTTCTGTTGGATTTATATCTTCACCAGTTGTTTCATATAAAAATAATTTATATATAGATGCCAATTTTTTATAATTCGGCATTTTAGTAGAAAATAAAGCTTTTACATCATAAGCTTCTTTTATTGCTTTAATAAGATTATACTTCTCAGAACGTAAAACTTTATTAGAAATTCTCTGTCTAGTTTTGATAACTACATCAATAAGTCTCTCGGCCTTACTTCTACTCTTATAAGATTCTGTAGTGAGAATGTTATATAGCTCTAATTCTTTTCCCAACGTAGAATTTTTATGAAAATGTTTTTTTATTAACGCGACAGCTTTAGATTCTTTACCATCAATAATATCTGCTGTCACTTGTCGAGTCAGTACTTCAAATAACACACCTGTATTTTTTATTTTAGTGTGCCTTAATTTTTTAGACATAAATCACTCCAATGCATTTTATCATAAATAAATATAAAACTTCTGAAATATTAGCTATATCTTTATTCATTATTAACATCTTCCTCATAATCCTTATGTATTTCTTCAACTTCGTTTATCAATTGTATATCAGATTTACGTTTTAAAGTGCTTTTAAGCTTATCCAAATGTGCTAAAGCCATAACTTTACCGTATTTTGGATTACTAGATGCTTGTTTTTTCATATCATGGGCTCCTAATGGATCTCTACCCCTAACATGACTATCTTTTTTATAATGTGAAGGCTCTTTTGGTCTACCTGCACCTTCCCATCCACCTTCTGGACTTCCACCTTCTGATCCTAATTCATCCTCCAATTCATGTCCAGTTCTTCCCATCGCCATATCTGATGGTGTTCCTGCTGCTTCTCCACTCTTAGCTGGATCATTTCCTTCTTGTTCAATTTGACCTCTACGAAATTTTTGTTTATAATCAAACACTATTTCTTTATCCATTTCTTTAATTTCTTCATCTGTAAACTTAAATATATTTTTATAAATCCACTCAGAAGAAATTATACCATCACTTAACATAGTTGAAGCTAATCCTGTTTTTTCATTCCACAATGAAAGTTTTTCTTGTTCATAAATTGTAGATGGATTCATTAACTCCAAATCAAAATTAATCAATTCTTCATCTTTAAATCCCTGCGCATATAAATGAATAATACCTATTTTCATTAATTCACTAATAGTAATTCTCTGTATACGTTCTATTGTTCTTGCAAATCTAACATCTTCTGCCGCCAATGTAGCTTTTTCTCCTACATTCTCATCAAATCCTAGATATGGTTTTGGAATTCTTAATGATCCTAACAATTTATTTTTAAGATAATCTATATCTTCAATAGATTCATAAGTTAGTCCTGGTGTAGTATCTATTTGAGTTCCACTATCTCCACCACGAACTGGTAAGAAAAAATCTTCTGTAATATTCTGCATATTATATTTTAAATTATATTCACCAGTATTTGTATCAATAACTGGAGCTTTTTTCATTTTATCAATAATTTGATTCATATAATTATCAACTTCTGCTGGAGGAATATTACCAATATCAATTTTAAAAATTCTCTTTTCAGGTGCTCTCATGATTCTATGAATCAACATTGCATCTTCCATTAGAGATAATTGTTTCCAAGTCTTTCTACCACCTTCAATCATTGATTTACCATATGGTAAATAATTACTATCTGACAATAATCTGAAATGTGCTACTTCATAATTTTCAAATTCATCCAACGTACTAGATATATGTCTTTGTGTACCCTGATCACTTGTACTTTTTTCTAATTTAAATTTTACATATTCTGGATTTTCTGGATCAGTGTTTTCCATCCTAGTAACATCATAAACAGATAAAGGTTCCACATTTCTAATTCCATATTTTTCATCTATTTCTAATTTTAAAAAGTGATCTCCATATTTACACATATTACGAATCCAAGGCCACAAATTAAATTCTATATTTATTATATCATAATATAAATTATGTAAAATTTTAAAAACTTGATCATTATCTGTATTAATTTCTAAAACATTTCCATACTCTGATTTCATTGTAGATTCATCTGCATAGATATCAAGTGCGCTAGCTATAATTGAATCATTGTCCATAGACTCATAATCTCTAAACAATCCAAGTCGTAAAGATTTAACTAACTGGTTATCTGAATATCCAGATAATCCAGCACCTCCACCAGTTGTATACATTTTTTGATATCTATCAATTAATCCACGTTGTGGCAAGTATTGTGATCTGCTAGTATCAACTACTTTTAATTGTCTTCCTCCAATATTTCTAACAACTACGTTAGTTGAAAATAATCTTCTTAATCTAGCTCTTAAACTTGTATCAGCCATTTTTCCCTCTTACTTATTAAATTAACCAAGT